AGGAGCCTCTAGTTGAACATAATATCTAGAATATGTAAAAGAGACAGTACATTTTAAGAGAGAAGGTTGATCGTATGAAACTGGAATAGAGTTTATATTGATTGGATATGCGTTTATAAATCTGTGTGATAAAACACTTTTTTGTGGTTCAACTTGCGGGTTATACCTTCCAGTAGGAGTTGCAGGAGATGATCCTGCATAATCTAGCAATCCATTATTTTTTTCAAACTTTACAATTTCCAGTGATTGTGTATAGTAATCTTCTGGAAATCTTACCCGAGTGTTGTAAGTTGGTGTTTTAATTTTTCTTATTTCATCATTGCAAATAAAAGTAATCCAATTATTAAAAAATTGCAATATTTGATAATCGCTATCAACATAAAAAGTAAAGTCTATTCGATCATCATATGATCTGCGATACGCATGTCTTTCAGTTTGTCCAGTATAATCGTTATTAATTTCATGAGTTAGTAACGAAGATCCAGGAAGATTAGCTTCGGAACAGAGTAAAAGAAGTTTATCTTTCATCTCAGTAGTTCTTGGATCTATTGGTAACTCTGTCTTATTTAACATCCAATTTAACAATCCCTTTTCTGGGTTGTCAATATTTCCCGGTATATCAAATTGTACCAGAAAAAGATGAGATAACGCAGGCTTTAAGATAGTATCTTTAATCTGCGAAATGGCTCTGTGAGGCATTACTAAATAAGTTTACTTATATATTATGTATATGGGTAATGGCAGAAAGTATTAAGAGTCGCTATCAACCATCCTATCCCAATAAGTACCAAGGTGATCCCAACAATATCATTTGTAGGAGCAGTTGGGAGAGAGTATTTTGCCGCTGGTGTGATTTGAATGAAAATATTATAGCATGGGGATCTGAAGAAATCAAAATCAAGTATTATGATCCCGTAAGAAAAAGAGTTAGAACTTATTTTCCAGACTTTATCATTAAAGTCAAAGAGAGTACAGGGCAAATTAAAAAATATATTATAGAAATTAAACCCAAGAAACAAACCCAACCACCAAAACAAAAGTCAAGAACGACGAAAGCATACGTCAACGAAGTCTATACTTATGCAACCAATCAAGCAAAGTGGAAGGCTGCGGAAGAATTTTGTAAAGACCATATGATTGAGTTCAAGGTTATCACAGAAGAAGAACTCGGAATCAAGTAATGGCATCATCAAGAGTCGAAAAATTAAGAAAAAAACTCGACGGTTCTGAAAATGCAGAACTTATCATGATGAATATACTTGAAGTTTTTACAGAATCTGAATTTATTCCCGACGTTGGCAATTATTATACCTTTATATACATACCCAAAACTTCAGATATTACATATGACGAACATCCTTTAGTCGCTGTGACTGCTGTAGAGCGATGGGGATTCAAAGGAATAAATTTTCATTGGGGAATGTCTAGAAATTATACTTGGCAAGAAGTTGTGGGTAAAATGCATGTAATTGGGGAAAATGAACTTGAGTATTTACGTTCATTACCTTATGCCAAATTCGTCACTAAATAGGTAAAAAACCATCTAATGTCTACGCAAACGAGAATAATAAGCTCAGATGGAACTGGTCCAAAGTTAAATGGAACTCAGTTATTTTTTAGGACTCAAACTGAATATACAATAGATAATAATGGAAAAGTAATTGATTCTCAAATACGTGTTTATTATACTCCATATGCAAATGGATTAGTTCCAGGAACTGGAGCTTCTTCTGGTTGGAATCCTAATGCTCCTGGTGGACTTCAACAAGGTGGATACAGCCTAGCGGCATACTCTGCAGATAAGGGTAGAACATTTTCAGCATTTGCCTACGATCAAGATGATGCTAACGCTGGAAGAATTCCGTTCGGTAAAAACGTAGGAGATACAGTTTTAAGTCCTCAAGCAATTGCATCATTAAATAGTCCAAATGGAGTGTTAAATCAAGCAATCAATAATTCTGTTATTAACACAGCGGTTAATACTCAGCAAGGACTGGCTGGACAATTATCTGCAAAATTACAAAATACTCGCGGAGGAACTGGTGGCACTCCACCACCGGTTACGCCGCCAGGCGCTGCTTCACCAATTGATTCAACTCCAATTCCAGTTGTTACCAATATAAGCCCAACAGCAGCGCAAAAAGTTGGTGATTATGGTAACTGGATATATCCAACAGGTTTGGGCGATAATCTGCAAGATTATATTCTTTTTGAAATGTTGGAATATGCAGGAAGAGGAGATCTTTCGTCTCTTTCTCCAACAACTGGTCTTGGCCAAAGACAATTTAATGAAACAAAAGTTCTTGGTAGAGTGATATTGCCAATACAACCAACTATTTCAGATATTAATTCTGTAGATTGGCAAAATGATTCAATCAATCCTCTACAATTATTAGGAGCTCAGTTATCATTAAAAGGTATGCAGTCTGGGTATACAGAAGCAGATTTTGCTAAACTCAAGGATATGGCAACCGATCCCAATGTAAAATCATATCTTCAACAATGGTTTGCTGGAAAGGCAATCGGTACAAACATTTTTTCAAGATTTTCTGGAGCAGTTGTTAATCCTAACGTTGAATTACTCTTCAATGGCCCACAACTGAGACCTTTTAATTTTAGCTTTAGATTATCACCAAGAAGTGAAGATGAAGCAAAACAGGTCAAAGGTATTATTAGATTATTTAAACAAGGAATGTCAATTAGAAGAACTCCAAATAACTTGTTCCTGAAAGCACCAAACGTATTTAAAATTACTTATAGAAATGGTCAAAAACCAAAAACTATTGGAGCTGCAGAAGAACATACTTCATTAAATAAAATCAAAATATGTGCATTATCACAATGTTCGGTTGATTATACTCCAGATGGTTCTTATGCAACTTTTTATGATGATGAATCTACAATGACTCAGTATGGATTGAGTTTACAATTTAACGAACTTGAACCAATCTTCAATGAAGATTATAAAGAATTACCAAAGACTACTATCGGTTACTAAAAATGTCAACTCCATACTTCAGACAAGTTCCTAATTTTGAATACATCAGTCGTAATAAGGACGAACAACACATTTCAAATTATGATAATGTAAAAAATCTTTTCAAAAGAGGAAAGATTCGTGAAGATATCTTTGGTGATCTTTCATTCTTCACAAAGTATCAAGTAGTTGGTGACGAAAGACCAGATAATGTTGCTTATAAGTTTTATAGTGAATCTTCATTAGATTGGGTCGTTCTCCTGTCAAACAATATACTCAATATTCGAACTGAGTGGCCAATGACTCAGATTACATTTGATAAGTATCTGTTAGAAAAATATGGTGACTATAATACATTATATAATGGTGTTCATCACTACGAAACAGAAGAAATTTTAAATGGAAACGACCTTGTAATCGTACCAAAAGGACTTGAGGTTGATCAAGGATATTCGATCACATATTACGATTCTGGATTAGCACAAGAAGTTACTAAGTCAAATATTGCTTATGAAGTGACAAACTATGATTATGAGAATCAAATTCAAGAAGATAAGAGAAATATCTACGTTCTGAAGCCCATATATCTGAATACTTTATTCAATGATTTAGAAACCATCATGCCATATAAAAAAGGTGGAGATCAATATGTGAACTCCACCTTGAAGAAGGGTGACAATATTAGATTATTTGAGTAATCACTCGTCAACCAGTTTCTGGAAATACTTCATTGCATCATCTTCATCTTCGTCATCAACAGTTGACAGATTCGGAAGAGAAGGAGAAGACTTGCTCTTCTGATACGATGCTTCGAGTTCTTCCATCACTTTGTCTTCTTTGGAAGGAGTCTGAACATAAGATTCATATGCTTCCTCTTCCTCGAAGCTCTGCATACGTGGAGTGCCTTTCTGACCCAACACATACTTCAGACGCTTCTCAAGATCGTCATAGGACTTGAACTGATCAGCACCAGCAACGGCAGTCAGAGAATACTCTTTCTTCCAAAGAGTTTCCAGAGCATCATCATCTTCCAGCAAAGGAGCAGAAGATTCAAACTCAGACTTGTCGTAGTTCCAATACCCTTCAACCTTGCGGATCTTCAGGCGGAAGTTAGCACCAGACCAGAAATCAAAAGGATTGATCGGATCTTCATCTTCAAATTCTGGTTGCATTGCATTCAGAATCTTGTCGAAGATCTTCTTACCGAACTTGAACAGGAACACTTTACCTTCGTTCTGAGGATTTGCAGGATCCTTTACAACGTAGATGTTGCTATAATAGTTCAGTTTGCGCTTCTGCTTACGCACAGTTTCCTTATCTTTCTCGCTACCACTGTTCCACAGTTCACGATTGTGCTCTGACACAGGATCCTTCTGACCCAGAGTGGTCAGGGAGTTCTCGATGTACCAACCACCAGGGCCTTGGAAGGCATGGGAATACATCTTCACCCAGGGAACATCCTCCCCCTCAGGAGCAGGCAGGAAACGGATTACTGCAGAACCAACACCAGTTTTGTCCATCTCTGGTTTCCAGAAACGTTCATCTGCACCACTAGAACCAGTGCTCATTTTCTCGACTTCTTTCACCAGTTTTTCGGTGAGCGAACCAAGTTTAGATTGCTTTTTAAGATTAGCAAAAGACATGTGTACCTCGTATAAATTGGATTTGGCCTTTGTGTACCCCGTTATTCTAATCCTTCAGATCATTTTTGTCAATCTGATCACGCATCACATCAATCAGTTTTGACATGTTGCTAAAAATAACGTTCATATCAACATTCGGTTCAAGACCCATCATCGAAGCAGATTCAGCAATTTTTTGCTTCATTGCTTTTGCTTCAGGATCATCAGACAAACTCATTCTTGTGTAGAGAACTTGTTGTTTGTTCAGTAACTTCTGAAGTACGTCAACATGCTTAATTTTGTCCTCCTTTGTCATTTTGAAGAACTTAAACACGTTATGATACACTTCTTCCTGAAGTTCTGAAATTTCAGACATCTCGGAACGAACAACTTCGGATTCAAAAAAACTCATCGGTCTCCTACAACAATTTCTTTCAAGATTTTACGATAACGGAATACATCGATATTTAGAAAGGGAGAATACTTTTTCATTTTCATACTCACAATCTCCCAAATCGGGTCTTTTAACTTTTTGTCAAAGTCTTTCCCGAACAGGAATATTCTATCATAGATCACCAGTGTTTCCAGGCTAATTTTCCCGCTCAGGAATCTTTTAAGGACTACTGGATGACCATTTTTACAATCGAAGATTTCTTCAAATTTGTTCTCAGAGAACAATTGCTCCGTTTCCTCCTTAAAAACGTAACTTAGCGATTGAATCCTCTTTTGCCATTCTGTGTAATTTCGGTCACCTTCACGAATAATACTTCCAACCCACAAATTAGCAGGATCAGAGGCCATAACAAAATTGCTGACAAAAAAGTCCTCAATTTCTTTGTCAGTTTTATTACGGGACAGTTTTTCGAACCAGAATCTGTCTTTTCGCTTGTAAAAAGACTGGACACTCGCTTTAATTTTTCCGCAATACTTTTGGTAATCATAATTAGGTTGAGTAAAGTGATTTTTCAGCGCAATATAGGTTTTATAGGTATCAAAGGGCATCATTTGAAAAAAGTAATGGGCAAAAATTTTTGCCGGAGTTTTTTTTCGACCAAAAATGGAATTAAAAGCTAAATTTAGAATACCAGTCTGGCTCTTGAACTACGCTTCAGAAAGTTTAATTGCATTGCTTCATACTTAATCTTTTCCTTAAGTGGTTTTGAGATCAACTTAGGAACGCTTTCTAAATCAATGCTATTTTTTTCGCAGAAATACACGATAGCATCGATATAGTTCATGTTTAAATCACTATGCACGAGACTCTCAATTTCTTGAGCAAATTTTGATTGGCAGAAAAACTTATCTTCGAATACTTTTTCGAGTTCGTTCTGCATAGGATCTAAAAGATTAACGTACATTTATAACAAGAATTTTGATCATCATAATACATAACTTATTATTTGTCAAGACTGGACAACTTATCTGTGACAAATTTTTTAATATATTGAGTTAGAAGACGAATATATTTTCCCTTATCTCGTTCTTCGTAGATTACGCATTCTCCAGTTTCGCAAGTCATAATGATCACGAACTTTTTAACAGATAATCCTGTTAATTCGTGAAGCATACACGCATATGCTGCACACTGAACAAAGTAATGCTCAATCCATTCTTTTGGCTTTGGTTTTTTGGAAGTCTTAAAGTCAATGATAGAAAGTTCTCCAT